TAAAAGGCGAACTCACCAATCCTCAAAAAAGGCTAATTATCGATATAGGTAAAGCTTTAGAACAGCAAGAAGAAGAGTAATCTTTTTTTAAAAGGGGGTTTTTTAATAAGACCCCCTCAAAAGCTGTTTATAATAAGCTTGTGCCAAAAGATATCTTAGAAAGTACAAAGCAAACTAAGCAAAAAGTTTATAATATAACTTTTCCGCCACTTCACGATGCGCAAAAGGAAGTACACGACTCCGAAGCTCGTTGGAAAATCCTTTGTGCAGGCCGAAGATTTGGTAAATCAAGACTCGGTGTGCAAATGTGTATGGAAGTAGCGCTTGCTGGTGGTCGTGCTTGGTGGGTTGCTCCTACATTTGCTATTTCGAGAGTAGGTTGGAGAGATATCCAAGCTGCAGCTGCTTCTTTTCCAAAAGAAATGGGCGTAAACATCAAAGTTGGCGATATGCAAGTAGATTTTAACAATGGTGGATTTATTGGTGTAAGGTCTGCAGACAATCCACAAAGATTAAGAGGTGAAGGTTTGGACTTTCTAGTTATGGATGAAGCCGCTTTCGTAAAAGAAGAAACTTGGACAGAAGTACTTAGGCCAACACTTACAGAAAGAAAAGGCTCTGCTCTTTTTATTAGTACTCCAAAAGGAATGGATAATTGGTTTTATAGATTATTCGAAAGAGCAAAAACACAACCCGACTGGGAAAGATTTCAATTTCCATCAACATCAAATCCTTTAGTAGAAGAATCTGAAGTAGAAGCAGCTAAAGGAGAAGTAGGTTCACTTGTATTTGCACAAGAGTATATGGCTCAATTTATATCTGAGGGTTCTCAGATGTTTAAACAAGATTGGTTTAAATACTACAAGGAAGGTGTGGGGCAAGTATTTGCTGATGGGGAAACTTATGATTTGAGGGACCTAACATTATTTGGTTCAGTTGACTTAGCTACTTCTACAAGAGAATCAGCTGACTATACAGTTATAGGAAGTTTTGGCCTACATCAACCATCAAAAAAACTTTTTGTATTAGATATGACAATTGCAAGAATGGAAGCACCCGATATAATTCCAGCTATCAAAAGACACGTAGTAAAAAATAATCTTGAATGGGTCGGTATAGAAAAAGCTGGATTTCAATTAGCTTTAGTACAGTTTGCTAGAAGAGAAGGTTTACCAGTTCTTGAATTAAAGGCTGATAAAGACAAGCGCCAAAGAGCTCTTCCTTTATCTGCTAAGATGGAAGCAGGATTAGTTTATCTTCCTAAAAATGAAGAGTACTCTTGGGTAGCTGATGTTGAACGTGAATTACTTACGTTTCCAGTCGGAGCCCACGACGATATTGTAGACTGCTTAGCTTATGCAGTTGTACAAGAACGTAGACAAAGGAAATGGGAAGCTTATTAATGGCTGAAGAAGAAAAGAAAAGTTTTTATAGAAGAGCGGTTGACTATTTACAAGCACCGCCAGACAGACAAGTTAAAGGTTATACGTACAACCAAAGCACAAACTCTGCTTTGGATTCTGCTGTATTTGGATACAATACATCATCTGGTGCATTCCCACAAAAATTACTAGAAGATATTGGAGAAGGAACAGGCAACTCTGCAGTTGTAGCCTGTATTAACGTTTTAGCTACAGCTTTTGCGGAACCTTCTTTAAAAGTTTTATCAAAAAATATTGAGGGTGATGAGGAAGAACTATCTCATCCAGTAGCAAAATTATTGTCAAGGCCTAATCCTTTTACATCTGGTCCTTTACTTTCTCACTATATTGTTACAGCTCTAAACGCAAGCGGAGATGCGTATTTATTAAAAATAAGAAATTCATCTGGAAGAGTTATACAACTAATTCCAATGATGCCAGACAGAGTTTCTCCTAGAGGTAATGAAGATGAGCTAATTACTCATTATGAATATTACGGTTCTAGTAAAACAATGGGCGAATTTGTAGTTATAAAGAAAAATGATTTAGTGCATATCCGACAAGGAATAGACCCAAATAATCACAGAAGAGGTTTTGCTCCTCTTAAATCTGTTTTAAGAGAACTTCTTGGTGATGAAGCTGCTGGACAGTATGCAACATCGTTGCTACACAATATGGCAGTGCCTGGCGTTATATTAAGTCCAAAAGATGATGCTACAGGTGGACCATCTAGAGAAGAAGCAGAAGCCATAGCTAAAATGTACAAAACTAAATTCGGTGGTGCAAACAGAGGTGCTCCAATGGTTCTTACAGGGCCAATGGATGTAAAACCAGTTTCTTTTTCTCCAGACCAAATGGATTTAAAAGAATTAAGAAGACTTCCAGAAGAAAGAGTATCAGCAGTTCTTGGGGTACCAGCAATACTTGCAGGTCTTGGAGCTGGGCTTGATGCAGCTACTTACAACAATACAAGAGAACTAAGAGAGTTTTTTACTGAACAAAAATTAATACCATTATGGAAAACAGTTGCTAATGAATTGACTCACCAACTGTTATTAGAAGATTTTACAAGTGATGACAACAATTACTGTGCTTATGACTTAAATGAAGTAAGAGCTTTAGCCAGTGACAAAGATGATACTTATAAAAGAATGAATATGGGTGTCGCAGGTGGTTGGATTACAATTTCTGAAGCAAGAAAAGCTGCACATTTAGACACAGACGAAACTCACGATATTTATTTAAGACCATTAAACATGGTTGCAGTTCCTATAGAGCAAGGCAATCAGCCATATCAAATAACTAATAATGCCGATAAGCAAATAAATGTTAAAGACACATTATCAACAGTAACTATGCCAGTTGAGTCTGAAAGACAAGGTGGAGTTCAAATGGTTGCTGAACCAAGAAACGAAGAAAAGTATATTGCAGAAATGCCTAATGGTGCTTTCTGTATTATTGACCACGATAGTGAAAAAGTTATTGAATGTTTTAAAACAGAGGCAGCTGCTGAAAGAGCATTATCTAGTATGAAAAAAGCAATGGCTGAAGAAAAAGCTGCTATTTCAGCTAAGGTTAAAAAAACTTTACAGAAAAAAGTAAAAGAACATAATTCAAAAAATCCTAAATATAAAGCAAATTATAGAATGTTAGCTGCAGTATTTAGAAGAGGTGTTGGAGCTTATCGTGGTAATCCTGCTTCAGTAAGAGGCAATGTTACAGGTGCAACCCAGTGGGGAATAGCCAGGGTAAATGCCTTTATAAAAGGTTTGAAAGGCAGATTCCCTAGAAAGCCATTTGATAAAGATTTATTACCAGCTGGTCATCCATTATCTTCTAAGAAAAATGCAGAGTCTCATATTGACGAATTAAAAGTATCAACAGAAGAAGCAGAAGCTTTGCTTTACGCAGAAAGAACAAAAAACGAATCTAATGAAAAAGCATATTCTGTAAAAGTTGGGGATACAGTTAGTTGGTCAATAAACAAAGACCCAGACCCACCTTCAACTGTTCACGGTGTTGTTAAATCTGTTAATGGACAGAAAAAAGAAGCAACTATGAACGTATGGGCTATTTTAGAAAATGGCAATCACAAAAAAACAGATAGAAATGTAACTATGCCAATATCAAAATTAAAAAAAATTAAAGACTGGCGTTTATCTGAAAAAGCAAAAGAAGTAACTAATTTTCCAAAAAGCGGAGATAATCAAAAAATATCTCTTACAAATTCACAATATAGACAATTTCCAGATTTCAAGTATGTACAAGACTTGAAAGATAACTATCCAACTATTTGGCGTAGAGCAGGTACTGGTGGAAATCCACCAACTTCCTTTACTGGAAATGATGCATTTAACAGATGGTCAAAATACAAAAAAGGTGATAGAAGTCCAGCAGTTATCTCTTGGGTAAAACGAAGAGAACGATTTATGAATCGTCACAAAAACAATAATAGGCTAAATGGTGCTATTGCTGTTATGAAGTGGGGAGGAGTAACTACTGGTGGAGTTTCTCAAATGAAGAAACTTGTTAATGAACAAAAGAAAAAAGTCGATGCTAGAAAGAAAAAAGCTCGTCTTTTGTTATCTGAGAAAACCGACCAAAAATAGATGTTAAAATAATGTTTAGAGAAAGAAATTTAGGGGAAATAAATTGAATAAAGAATCTAAAAATTTTGAGTTTAAAGCAATAGATGATGAGAAGGGTTCAGTGGAAGCTGTCTTTTCAGTATTTAACAAATTAGATACTGATGGTGACGTTGTGTTACCAAGCGCTATAAAATCTGGTTTTAAAGATGACCAAGTGCCTATGGTGTTCGCACATAAGTGGGACCAGCCAATAGGAAAAGGCGTTATCACTTCTGATGACGAAAAGGCTACGTTTAGAGGTAACTTTTTTATGGATACCGAGGCTGGCAAAGAGGCTTATCATCTCGCTAAAGCTATGGCTGACTTACAAGAGTGGTCGTTTGGATTTAGAATAAACGATGCTGAAGTCAAAGAATATAAAAGCGAAGACGGTGATGAAATTAGCGCAAGATTTTTAAAAGACTTAACAGTGTACGAAGTTTCCCCCGTACTTGTTGGAGCTAATAGAGAAACTTATACATTAGACATTAAATCTGGTGAAGAGGCTGTTTATGAAAGTTCTAATCTTGATGAAGAAAAAGCAGCTAATCCAGAAGATGTTTTTGACAATCCAGCAGAAGCTATGGAAAGGTCAAAAAAATTATCTTGTGAAATTGGAGTTCATACTCACAAATTAGAAAATGGTAAAGAAGTCTTTATGCCCTGTAAAACTCATGAAGAATATGATGAAGCTACAGGAAATTCAGACAAACCAAAAGAAAAAAGTTTAGAGGAAGAAGTCATAGAAAATGACTCTTCTCAAGATTCTGAATCTGATACTGGCGTGCAAGGTCTCAGATTTTCAGACGAGGTAAAAGATGTGCTTGCTGCATTAGAAAACCTCATTGTAAGAGCAACTAGCATAGGCGAGTTGCGAAAGGGAGAGGGCAGAAAGTTGTCAGAAAAAGCAACTTCCGCACTCAGAGCTGTTCAAGAAGACTTGAACGATGCTTGGGCCGAAATTGACCAACTCATTGAGGATGTCAGTATCGAACCAGAATCTAATATAGATGATGAAAAAGAAGAGGAATCATCTGAAACCGAGACTGCTGAAGCTGAGGAGATAGTTTCAGAAGTTGAAACTCCTGCTGAGGAGATAGCAGAAGAGGTTGAAGAAGAGGAATCATCTGAGGAATCTGAAGTAGTAGAAGAAGAAGCATCTGAAGAATCTTCTGAAGATGAACCAGAAATAGCTGAAGCAGAAGCTCCAGTTGAAGAAGTTCAAGAAGCTCAAGAGGTGATGGAAGATGACTCTGAATTGTTTGCAGAAACTCAGCAATTACTTGCTGATGCTGCTGTTGCGGAACTCGACGAATAAGTATAAGCAATAACAAATAAGGAGACATTTTCAAATGGCTGATATTAAAGAGCTAAGAGAAAAAGTCGCTGCTAAAAGAGCTGAATTAAAAGAGCTTTTCGAAGCAAATGAAGACGGCAAGTACTCTGCAGAGCAAAAAGGAGAAATCCAAACTCGCAATGAAGAACTTGCAGGTCTAGTAGAAGAAGTAAACATTCTTTCTGCTAAAAATGCTAACGAAAAAGCAATGTCTGATGATTCAGAACCAGTTAGCGGCGGATATGCCGAGGAATCAGAAGTACCTGTTTCTTTAGGCGAGAGCTTTGTTAACTCAAAAGCTTACACATCCTACATTGAGGATGGACAAAGTGGTGTTGACACTACAGTTCCATTCAACCCAATGGGATATAAAACAACTTTGGGTGCTGGTACTTCCAACAATTATCCACCAGAAGTCTTAAGACAACCTGGCGTGTTGGAAAAAGCACTTAGAGACCCTAATGCTGTTATTGGATTGTTTGACCAAATTCAAACAGACCAAAATGCATTTCAGTATCTAGAGGAAACCACATTCACAAATAACGCTGCTGAAGCTGCGGAAGAAGGAGCTGCTGGTGAAGCTGCTCTTGATTTCACAGAGCAAACAGCTGCAATTAGAAAAATTGCGGTATTTTTGCCAGTGACAGAAGAGTTATTAGCTGATGTAGCTGGTATCCAAGGATACATTAACTCACGTTTATCAACAATGATGAGACTACGTTTAGATGGTCAGCTCATTGCTGGTGACGGTACAGCACCAAACCTTGAAGGTTTATTAGATGCTGGTAAAACAAGCGTAAACGCACTTGACTTCTCTTCATATTCTGGAGAATTAGGAAGAATGGGTGCAATTTACAAAGCAATCACTGATATAAGAACTTCTGCATTCGTAGAACCAGATGCTATCGTTATGCATCCTGGCGACTGGAATGAAGTAGTTACATCTGTATCTGATGTTACAACAAGCGGTTCAAAGAACCCATTGTTCATAGCAGCAGGCGGATTCGGTGCGGGACCACAAGCTTCACTTTGGGGCTTAAATGTTATCCCATCAACAGCGATTTCAGAAGGAACCGTTCTTGTTGGACGATTTGGTGGCGGCGAAGCTGCTCATATCGTTATGAAGCAAGGTGTTGATATTGCAGTTTCTGACTCACACTCTGACTTCTTTACTAAAGGTAAAGTAGCTATTAGAGCAACTATGAGAGTTGGATTCCCTGTCTACAGACAAGGTGCATTTACCAAAATCACAAACTTCTAAATTAGAAGTTAAGTACTAGTAATGGGGGATTAAGTTCCCCCATTACATTAAAAAAAGGAATTAAATGGATTACATAAAAGTAGAAACAGATATCTGGAAACTTCAAGATGGAACAATTTTTGAAGGTTCAGCTCATGAATTACCTAAATCAAATGCGTCAAAAATCGCTAAAAAAGGTATGGAATACAAAGTTGAATACTTAGAAGGACAAGGTTGGGGAAAGAAAAAGGCCGCTCCAAAGAAGGCTGCTCCAAAAAAAGCCGCTCCTAAAGCAGAAAATAAAGCTGTTAAGCCAGAAGACTTAGAAGATAAGTAGGGTTTAAATGGCTCTAAGTACTGTTTCTGACGTAGAAAAAGTTCTTGGTGTTGACTTATCATCAAATGATGAAAGTAATGTAACTAGCGTATTTATAAAAGCAGCAGATGCTGCAATTGAAAATTTTGTTGGTTACGGATTAGACTATCAAGCATCTATAACAGAAAAAATTGATGGAAACGATGATGACTCAATTTATCTTAAACATATTCCAATTGTTAGTATTGCTTCAATTGTTGAAGATGGCGTGACATTAGCTGAGGGCAATGATGAAGATTATGTTGTATATACAAAACAAGGCCTCGTAAAAAGAACTGGACTTCAGTACTGGTCAGCACAAAGACTTCAAAATATTATAGTTACCTACTCTGCTGGTTACTCAGATAGTGAAGGTACCGCAGAAGACATTCCAAATGACTTGAAATTCGTTTCTGCGAGGGTGGCTGGTCGTTTATGGGCAGCTTCAGCCAATTTATCAACACAACAGTCTACAGGGACTGTATCGACCAATATTGCTGACAATACAACAGATTCTAAGTTTCAAATGGTAAAGTCTGAAAGACTTGGAGATTATAATGTTGATTATGAGTCAGTTTTAGACCAAATAAACCAAGAAGTGTTAAATTCAGCAGATAAACAAGTTTTATCTAAATATAAAAAACAATATTTCACAAGCGCTTCAATTTTAGACTAAACTAGTTATATGGATATTGAAGTAAATAAAGCAAAAAGAAAACAATACTTTCAAGAAATCGAAATAGAAGATTTTATGGAAGTTGTTATTAGTCAAATGAATGCACTAAGAATGAAGGGTAATAACCTTGTTCAAGATATGGATGATTTAGTTAACGACTATCTCGCTGTATGTAAAAAATACCCTATCAAGTAAATGGCAAGATACGATTATAAATGTTCAAAGTGCGAACATTCTTTCGAAGTTACTCATTCAATACACGAGGACCCAGTGATTAAATGTGAAAAATGTAAAGCAGTATCTAATAGACAAATACCTACTAGGATTAATTTATATGGAACTGTTGGTGTTGATTGGAATACTGACCCTTCT